ACAGAAGGAAAAGATAAAAAAGGAAAGGGTAGTGGCACAAAAGATGCTTGCTATCATAAGGTCAAGTCTCGTTATTCTGTATGGCCTTCTGCATATGCATCAGGTGCTTTAGTCAAGTGCCGTAAGAAAGGTGCTGCCAATTGGGGAAATAGTACTAAAGAAGAATTTTCTGACTGGAGATCTGAAGTTTTTAGTGAAGGTGCAATGCCTGCAGCAATTGACCCCAAAGCACATAGAGGTCAACAACGTGCTGCAAAGGTAAGGAATCTTGCCACGAAAGGTTCTACCGAAGGAGAAAGATCAGCAGCAAAAGGTAAAACCAAGGGACCCGATCTATTTGGTGAAGCTTGCTGGGCTGGATATGAAAAGAAAGGTATGAAGACAATGTTTGGAAAGAAATATCCAAACTGTGTTAAGAAAAAGAAGACAAGAAAAGAAGAAGTGGAACTTGATGAAAAATGTTGGGATTCACATAAGCAAGTTGGTATGAAAAAGAAGGGTGGCAAGATGGTCCCCAATTGCGTTCCTAAGAATGAAGAAGTTGAACCAAAAGAAGTTTGCCCATACTGCAGTTGTGATCCCTGTGAATGTGAAGGTGTAGCAATTGAAGAGGCAGTAAGAGTTCCTGCAAAAACTGGTAACATTCTGTCCGTCATGGTTACATGGAGAGGTAAAGGATATTCTATCAAGATATTCTTCCCACAAGCAAAGAGACCTACCAGGCAGGAAGTTGAACTCGAAGTTCAAAAGATCTATCCTGGTGGTAGAGTAAGATATATGGAAATTGCGGATGTCAAACCTGGTGAGCAATTCCTGCAGGTTTCTGAGGGTGCTGCATGGACTAAGAAGTCTGGTAAGAACAAAGAAGGTGGTCTCAATGAAAAAGGACGCAAGTCTTATGAAAGAGAGAACCCTGGTTCTGATCTAAAAGCACCTTCTAAGAAGAAAGGTAATAAGAGAAGAGCATCATTCTGTGCAAGAATGAAAGGTATGAAGGCAAAACTAACTTCTGCCAAGACTGCTAGAGATCCTGATAGCAGAATTAATAAAAGTTTGAGAGCTTGGAATTGCTGATTGATTTATGAATGATGTATACCTTGGTAATCCTAATTTAAAAAAAGCAAACACTCCCCAAGAGTTCACAAAAGAACAGATTGAGGAATTTATTAAATGTAAAGAAGATCCCGTATATTTTGCAAAAAATTATGTAAAGATCGTAACACTTGATCATGGTCTTCAACCATTCAAGTTGTATGACTTTCAGGAAAAGTTAGTCAATAGATTTCATAAAAATAGATTTAACATCTGTAAGATGCCTCGTCAGACTGGTAAGTCTACAACGTGTGTGTCTTATCTACTTCACTATGCAGTCTTTAACGATAGTGTAAATATTGGTATCCTGGCAAACAAAGCAGCAACTGCCCGAGAACTTCTCGATAGGTTACAAACTGCTTATGAGAACTTGCCACGATGGATGCAGCAGGGTATTATATCCTGGAACAAAGGTAGTTTGGAGTTAGAGAATGGGAGTAAAATACTGGCAGCATCTACGTCTGCAAGTGCTGTCCGAGGTATGTCTTTTAACATCCTCTTTCTCGACGAGTTCGCATTCGTCCCGAACCACGTTGCTGACTCGTTCTTTGCCTCTGTTTATCCTACTATTACTTCTGGTAAAAGTACCAAGGTAATTATTGTATCTACTCCACATGGTATGAATCATTTCTACCGTCTGTGGCATGATGCGGAAAGAGGGAAGAATGAGTATATTCATACAGATGTTCACTGGTCAGAAGTTCCAGGAAGAGATTCTAAGTGGAAAGAACAGACTATTGCAAATACTTCAGAAGCACAATTCAAAGTTGAGTTTGAATGTGAATTTCTAGGATCAGTTGACACACTGATTGCCCCCAGTAAATTGAGAACATTGGTGTATGATTCACCAATGCATAAGAATGCAGGTTTAGATGTATATGAACCTGTAAAAAGTAATCATGATTATATAATGACAGTAGACGTTGCTCGTGGTGTTGGCAATGATTACTCGGCATTTGTGGTTGTAGATATCACAGAGTTTCCTCATAGAGTTGTAGCAAAGTATAGGAACAATGAGATCAAACCAATGTTGTTCCCAAGTGTCATCTATGAAGTTGCAAAAAATTATAATAGTGCATATATTTTATGCGAAGTTAATGATGTTGGAGATCAAGTAGCATCAATTCTTCAATACGACCTTGAATATCAGAATGTTCTTATGTGTTCAATGAGAGGACGTGCTGGCCAGATTGTTGGGCAAGGATTCTCAGGTAAGAAGACACAACTAGGTGTCAAAATGTCCAAGACGGTTAAGAAAGTGGGATCACTTAACCTCAAAGCTATGATTGAAGAGGATAAGTTAATCTTTAATGATTATGAGATAATTGCCGAACTTACCACATTTATATCAAAGCACAATTCATTTGAAGCAGAAGAAGGATGTAACGATGACCTTGCAATGTGTCTTGTAATCTATGCATGGTTGGTAGCACAAGACTACTTCAAGGAACTTACCGATCAGGATGTTCGTAAAAGAATATATGAAGAACAGAAGAATCAAATTGAGCAAGACATGGCACCATTCGGATTTATGGATGATGGACTAGAAGACACTAGTTTTGTTGATGCTCAGGGAGATCGTTGGTCTAATGCATCAGTTGGTGAATATGGTGATATGTCATATATGTGGGATTATAATTAATGGATACTAAGCATAATGAATATTGATGAGCAAATCAAACTGGGACATCTATTATTATATGATAGAGAATGTAGAGTTTGTGGTCAGTCTAAGAATCTTGTAAGTGAATTTTATAGAACCCGTAAAGATAGAGGACCTGTAGCATCTTCATATTCTTATGAATGTAAGGAGTGTACTATAAGAAGGATAATGAAAAATAAGAATTGCGATAATCGATGGGAATATCCAGATTGGTAGTTCACGTCAAGTTTCCCACATGAAAAGTGACATTTTAATAAATATTTTTTAGATAAACTGAATCACACGGAGAAAAACATGGCGACTCCTCAATTATCTCCAGGAGTATTAATCCGAGAGGTTGACTTAACTGTTGGAAGAGCTGATAATGTATTAGATAATATTGGTGCCATTGCCGCGCCATTTGCAATCGGTCCTATCGATTATCCTATTGACGTTTCTACCGAACAAGGACTAATTAATAGTTTCGGTAAACCAATTTCAACAGATAGTCAGTACGAGTACTGGATGTCAGCATCTTCTTTCTTATCTTATGGAGGAGTCCTTAAGGTAGTAAGAACGGATGGAACTAATCTAGTCAACGCAAACGCAGCAATTGGTGCTGATCAGAAGACTTCAACTGTCGGAGATGCATCACTAAAAATTAAAAATATTGATGATTACAACCTAAATCATGCGGACGAAGTAGCAAGTTATGCGTTTGCTGCTAAAACTCCTGGTGAGTGGGCAAATGAACTCAAGGTTGCCTTTATTGATGATAGAGGAGATCAAATCCTAACTGTATCTGATGCAACTGGTGTAGTTGTTGGTTCTGCAGTTACATATGCTTACGATAACGAAGTTCTAGTTTCTGGTGGTTCAACTTCAGCACTATCTGGTCAAACACTAGAAGGTGTTGTTACCGAAATTGACGGACTTGATATTACAGTCAAGGTTGTTCAGAGAGTATCTGTAGGTGGCACGGAATATCCACTTGATTATTCAGAAGGTTCTGAAGTAGCATCTTTCCCCGAAACTGCAGTCATTGGTACTGCTGCTGGTGAGATTTCAATCGGTGCTGGACTTGCTGCAACCGTCACCTCACAAAAAGATTGGTATGATCAGCAAACAATTTCACTAGACAACGGACTCATTTACTGGAGTCAGATTGCACCAAAACCTGGAACTAGCAACTATGCTAATGACAGAAGTGGTAGATCAGATGAACTACACGTAGCAGTCATTGATGATTATGGTAGTGTAACTGGAATCAAGGCAAATGTTGTTGAGAAGCACATTGGTCTTTCTAAGGCAAAAGACGCAGTATCTGCAGTAAATTCACCACAGAAAATCTTCTATACTCAGTATCTTGCAGATTTCTCAGAGTATATCTATGTCGGAGACAACGTTTCTGATGGAAGTGGTAACGAAGAAGTTGCAGTATCTAAAGCAGGTGCCTCTGTTGCTTCTGGACTTTGGGGTCAAGATGCACAAGATATTGATTTTGCATCTGTTGGTAATATCACCTACAAACTAAAAGGTGGTAAGGATTATGCAAGTGGCAATCAGAGAATGAAAGCAACTCTTGGAGATCTTGTTACGTCATACAGACTCTTCAGAAATGAAGAAGAATTCCCACTTGATTATCTAATCATGGGTCCTGGTTGTTCAACCAAGTATGAGTCACAAGCAAAGGCACAAGAACTGATTGCAA